TCTATTCCTAATCAAAATCAAATAGAAAATTCAAATTCACAAAAAACAATGGACAAAGAACAAGAATTTGCATTTGGTTCTGTATGCGCCCAGCTTGGTTTGGAGAAAACCTCTGAAGTTTCAGCTGTTATTACCCGAATTGACGCATTGAAAAATGCGGAAAACAAGGCAGCAGAAATTCAGGCTTCATACAATGCTTTGAAAATTCAGAAAGAAGGATTGGATGCGCAACTTACCAATGTTCAAAACGAATTGACAACTGTCAAGAACGAATTGAAAAGTTACAAAGATGCTGAAGAAGCAAAACGTAAAGAAACTATCGAACAGTTCGTTGACAATGCAATTGCTGAAGGTAAAATCAATTCTGATGCAAAAACTAAATGGGTGGAAATGGCTCAAAACGATTTTGAGATGGTACAGGCAACGCTGAATTCCATTCCAAAACGTGATAAAATTTCTGCTAAAATTGCAAATGACCCTGCCAACATTGAAAATGCAGAAAATCAGATGACCGAGGCAGAAAAGAAAATGGCTAAGGCTGTTGAAGCTGTCGTAGGAACAGATTTCCAATTTAAAACACTTGACTAAAACAAAATAACATAAACAACATGGCAAGTTCAGTAAATTTTGCGCAAAACACATATTCTGGTGAGGTCCTTAATGACCTCCTGACATATACCGCGCAAGGGAATGATACATACAAAGAAGGTTTGATTCATATCAAATCTGGAATCCAGTTCAAATACACCATCCCCACTATCCAATTGGGAAAAGTAATTCAAGATAACGTCCCCACTCCAAACTCAACTCATGGCGCAGGAGCAGGAACTACTGGTGGATTGAACCAATACACATTAACAGAACGTTACCTGGAACCGCAAGAATTCATGGTGTACCTTGAATTTAACCCCCGTGACTATGAAAAGTATTACAAATTTGCCCAGCCGGAAGGTAATTTGGTATTCCGTGACTTAGACCCAAAAGTACAAGCTAAAATGCTGCGCCTCTTGATGGATCGAAAGAATGAGTATATCGGTGAGTCTATTTGGTGCTCCGCAAAAGGTGGTTCAGCTGCCGCAAAAATTACCGCTCCTGAAGGTTGCACAACGATTGGAGGTGAAAATGCCGGTGGCCCAATGAAATACTTTGACGGTGCAATCAAACGTATTCTGGCAAATACTGCAACAAATGCAACAGAGGTAGAGAAAGCTGGTGGACAAGTCATTATTGCCGGTACTACAGAATTGAGCACAGGTGCCAATGTAGAAGCCGCTCTCAATGCTATGTGGAAGAAATGCCCGAAACAAATCCGTAAAAAAGCAGGACTGGTATTTGTATGTGGCTGGGATATTTGGGATTTATATGATCAATATCTAAGCGACAAAACAGTGAAATACTCCGACAATACTAAGGTTAACGAGTATCGTTTTAAAGGTAAGCGTATTGTACCTATTGTCGGCATTCCAGAACATACTATCGTACTCGGAGAATTTACTACCGGCATGGAATCTAACCTGTGGATGGGGGTTGACTATGCAAATGACGCTGAAGTAGTAAAGGTTGAACGGCTACAAGCTAACAGCGAATTGTATTTCTTCCAGATGCGAATGAAAATGGATGTAAACATCGTTCGTCCGGCAGAAATCGTAGCATGGACCGCTTACAAAAATGCAGAATAACAAATTGAATTAAATATCTCATCATAGTTTATCACAAGGGAGTGGAGTCGGTACTCCATTCCCTTTTTTAATTTAAGTTATGGCTAGAAAAAAGAATACAGAAGCTCCGGTTACAGAAGAGGTTAAAACACAAGATCCTACAGTTACTTCAGAAACACCGGTTATTTCAAATGAAGAATCTGAAAAACAAGAGCAAGACACTGTTGAAACTCCAGATACCTCCTCTATCAAAGAGTCTTCTCAAAAACCTGAAAAAAAAGACAAAACAAAAGAAAAAGATGAAATACCAGAATTCGTAAAAGAACTGTTACAAAAATATCCTGGCTATCCGGCATTGTATATTGATTCCAAAGGTGGTGTATTCACCGCAGATGCACAACCTAATTGGGTGAAGGATGCTATTCTTTATCAAAATCCGTATTACAAACAATAAAATTTACAAATATGGCATTAGGTGGCGTTTTTATGAGTGATACCGATGGAAACATTGGAACAAGCTCTACAACCTCAACTGAAAAAGTCACAGGTTTGCTGTTTGATATTTCCAAACAAGCTAAATTCTTCGAAGAAGGTGCTGGTTTGGCCGTAAAAGACAAATTACAAGGTAATGTTATTGAAATCAATTCTATGGATGATTTGAAAGAACTTGGCATTACCGCATACTCCGGTGACACTGAAAAGGATTTACTGTTTGGAATTCCTTATTATCATATCAATCATTTCTTTGGAATACAAGGAAGCACAGGACGTTTGTTTATCATGTTTGCAGACTGTGGTGTAGATTGGAATGCTATAGAACAAATGCAACGTGCAGCACATGGTATGATTAACCAACTCGGTGTTTGGACTGAACAATCGTTGTGGAAACAAACAGATCCGGAAGCAGAAACATATAGCATTGACCTAGTTACAGATCTGCAATCCAAAGCTGCGTCTTTAGCTGATGAAAATGCTCCTTTATCAATCTTGTTATGTGCAAATTCCGCAGTAATTGCAACAGCTGAAGAATCTGTGAAGAAAGTAGAACTGGGCAAAATACCTACGTGTGTCATTAATGCTCGGTTTGTCAGTGTATTGCTTGGCCAGGGATTAGACGCTGATGTATCAGCTATGCAGCTTGCTAACCCGAACCTCACTCCTGTAGGAAATATTGGAGCCGCACTCGGATGTATCGCTTCAGCAAGCGTACAAGAATCATTCGCATGGGTAAATAAGTTCAATTTGATTGGTTATTTCCCAGATATTGAAATGGGATTCGGAGATGTCACTTTAAATAGCGAGGATAAGTTAACAAGTACATTAAAGTACTCATCTTTGAATAAAATCCAATTGGATGATCTGGACGATAAGGGATATGTCTTCTTGTGCAAATATTCTGGTTTGGAAAGCGGAGTCTTTTTCTCTAAAGACCAAACGTGTTCAAATGGAGATTACCGAACAGTTGCTAGAAACCGTACAATTCATAAGTCAAGACGTGCTGTACGTAACGCATTATTACCTTATGTCAATTCTCCGTTGAAAGTAGATCCCAGCACTGGATACCTATCTTCTGCCAAGATTACGATGTTTCAAAACATTGTCTCTGACATCCTCACAACTATGCAGAATAATGAAGAAATTTCAGGTTTTTCTGTAACAATTGACAAGAATCAAAATGTATTAAAGAATGATACACTAATCATTAAATATTCACTTGTTCCGGTGGGTGTAGCGTCCCGTATTGAAGTAGTCGAGGGCTTGGCATTAACCAATAAATAATTAACAAGATGGCAATAATTAACAATGTAGCATACAGCTGGTCTATGATCCGCATTTCCATACCAGCATTGGACATTTCAGAAGATTCTACTATTATGCAAGGAGTTTCTGAAATCAAGTGGAACAAGACTCGTAAAGTTGAAAACAACTACGGTATTGGAGGAAATGCTATCAATCGTGGTTTTGGCAATAAAACCTGTACAGCCTCCATTACAATGGATTATAATACCGTTTCCCAACTCCGAGCATTGGCTGGTTCTTTAATGGATTTGGGAGAATTTGACTTGATCATCTCATTTACTAATGCTTATGCCGGTGAAGACTGGACCGCCGAAACTGTAACGCTAAAGGGATGCCTCTTTAACGAAGACGGAATGGAAAGTAAACAAGATGATACAAACATTACAAAAGAATTCAATTTGAATCCTTTCGACATTATCACAGGAGAAGGAACTAGTTCTTGGCTATAACTTCTAGTATAATACGTTTTTGAAAAGGCGAGTTGAAAACGGCTCGCTTTTCATTTTATCTATAAAATAAAAAGGGATGCGTTAACACATCCCTTTATTATCCGTTTTATAGTGCAGAATTGACGACTAAGCTCAAATATGCACTTTTTACGTTGCAAAAATAATGTTTTATTTCCAATCTACAAAATCTCTCATAAAAATAATAAAAGCCACTTATGAGTGGCTCATTTCCTTACAAGAAAGTAAGGCGTTGCTTTTTTATATGTTGCAAAGGTAATAGATTTATTTTATATACCAAATAAATTTATATAGAGAATATACATTTAACATTTTATTTGCATTCACACACAACCTACCAGCATTATAACTTCTATTCTTGGATAAACATCAATAATCATAATTATAATGGAAAATGTAAACGAAGACCTTTTCTTGCCTGAAGATATTCAGACCGAGATTGAAAAGAAAGTAAAAGAGCTGAAAGATTCAGATCCCAAACTAAAACGTGTATTCCCGATTTTTGTGGAAGGAGATGAAGACGAAGGCGAAAAGCCATATTATATCGGTTATTTTAAACAGCCGCCTTTCCCGACATTCAGTAAATATTTGTCCCTCTCCCAAAAGGACCAGGCCGGTGCCATGCGAGAATTGGCAAAAGATTGCTTTGTCGATGGCGATAAAGAACTGATTAAAGATGATTCCTTGTTCATCTATGGCTTGATGCCACACCTGGCTCAAATCATCGAGTTGCGCAAAGGAAAACTCGTAAATTTATCAAAAGCTGGGAAGTAAAAGACGATCAACTTATTCGTCATAGACTGATATTTATCCGTCATTATTTTCCCAGCGTAAACCTTGATGAGTTAAACGATGAAGAATTTGCAATGCTTTCTGAAGATGCCGTATGGCTCCACAGCAAAATGCTCATAACTCAACAAGCAAGTGCACTTGGAATGCTTGCGTAAAGTGTCTTATTACTCGTTTTTTCTACGTAGCCCTTTATCCTTTGTCGGATAAGGGGCTTTTTCAATCTTTCAGGGTACCAAACCGCTATTCTTTAGAAAATCAAAATACAAAAAGATGGCAGAAAATTATATTGTTAATTATCAGATAAACGTTAACTCTAACCCAGCTTTAGAGTCTATACGCAAATTTCAGCAGGCCACAGCTGAAATGGAAGCATTAACAAAGCGATTTGATGTTGTTGCAAAAAGCATCGGTAAGGTTAATTCAGCATTGGCTTCTATTAAAACTAAGCCTATCAATATACAGATTAACACAAGCGCGGCAGAAGCTAGTTTAGAACGTGTTTTAAAGCAACTAAGCAATATTAAATCACAGGCAAAGACTGCATTAAATGGAGTAATGGGTAAACCTTTATATTCTACTTCGGATATAAAGAAACTGGAGCAGGCTATTAATTCTATAAACGGCAAAACTATAGAACCAAGAGCAAGTACAAAAAAAGCGATAAATAGCCTTGACTTACTATTACAGAAGATTGAGCAGATAAAGTCAAATAGCAAAATAACTATAACCGCAAGTGCAGCCGGAGCATCCAAAGCAGTTGCTGGTGGCATAACTAAGAGTAATATTCCTGCTTCAACAGCACGACAAGTTGGAGCGGGACATAGTACCTATCTATACCCTTCTACCCGGCAAGTATTGGGACCTACATACGCAAATACCGGAACGAATGTTGCGGGCGAAATGATTAAGGGTATGGGAATTGCCTATGGACTTAGCTCTTTAATGTCTGGGGTAACTTCTGTATTTAGAGATGCTTCGACCTATGATAATATAGCCAAAACGACAAAGAATATCCTCCAGACTCACGATAAAAAAGTGGGATTTGAAGCTAGATTTAATGAAATGAACCAATTAATGCGTCAAGTTGGAGTTGAAACTAAATATACAGCTCCACAAGTTGCATCAGCTGGAAAATTCTTAGCTATGGCAGGATATGATGTCGATCAAATAAAACATGCCATCCGGCCTATATCTGATATTGCACTTGTAGGTGATACAGACTTGGGAGAAACAGCAGATGTTGTAACAAACATTATGACCGCTTATAAAATCCCAGCAAAACAAATGGATAACACAGCTGACATTCTTACGATGACGTTCACAAAAACGAATACAACATTGTTAGAATTAGCTGAATCATTTAAGTATGCAGGTACGGTAGCTCATCAATCCGGATTAGATTTTGAAACAGCTTCGGCAGCTTTGGGCGTATTAGGTAATGCCGGTTTAAAAGGTTCTCATGCAGGTACAACATTACGCATGATGTTACTAAACATGATGAATCCAACCAAAAAAGGACAAGAAGCATGGGATATACTAGGTATTAGTCCCAAAGACAAAAATGGTAATCTTCGGAATCTCACTGATATTTTGAGTGATTTGCACAAAAAACAACAAAGCATGAGTTCCGGTGACTTCACAACATTAATTAATAAGATGTTTCGAGTTACTGCGGCTCCAGGTGCATTAGCTTTGATAAATAATGTAGAAGATGTGCAAAAAACCACAGAGCTTAATCG